GGGGGCTTTAGCCCTCCGACCCCGCTGAATACCGGGGAGTAAAAAGGCCAAAATCAGTCGTGGGTAATGAAACGCCATAGACATGACTATAACCGTTACATTAACCATGAGTGTATCCATCAATCTATTTACTGTATCCCTAAAGGGATAACAGAAGTAAATAGTATAAGGGTTTCACCCTTAATTGGCTTTACGCCTTTAGGGCTTGCCAATAAGGGTGACCCTTATGCAACATCAGCCGATGAGCCACCAAGAACCCGATCAGCCGCGCCCGTTCCGCCGCCGGAAGGGCAACCCCAACTTCGCCCGCAAGCCTAGCCATTGGCAGACGATGTGGAAAAAGCACCCAGAGCGTCTCCGTGAGAACATTACAAAGATGTGCGCCGCCCGGGAGGCGAAGGCGGGGGAGCGTGGCCGTCTCATCCAAGCCATCTTCGACATGATGCCGACCGAGCCGATGCGGCCTTTTGAGTTGAGGGATACTCTGGCCGTGTTGTGGCAGGAGACATACGGCGAGGCGATGGACCGCAAGACGGCTTGGGCCACGGTGAAGGCGGCACAGCGGCGCGGCATGATCGGCCAGACTGACGACAACCTGTACTTTGTTCGGCACAGCGTTTGACCTGTTGACTGAACACGGGTTGTGGGCATGACTGTGTATACATTGGTCATCGACAACCACAGCGACTTCATCCCGGAAGGTCTTGAACAAGACATCATGGAGTTGCGGCGTGTCGCCAGCCTAAACATCTTCCGCGCCTGCCAGATACCCGACAGCGAAGTGGCGGCTTTGCTGGTGAAGGAAGCAAGCGTGATGATGACGGTGGCCGTCAAGGTCGAGGAGATGATTGAGCGACTATGAGCAGGCACACCGAGATGGTGAAAATCTACTCCGCATGGTGGAAGCGATGCACCGCCGACCAGAAGAAGGCTTTGGTTGAGACGGGCTTTGACCCGACTAACCCGGGACACAGCGGCATCGGGATGGCCTTCCGCTATGTGGACTCCGACAACGAACTCCAATTCAGCGAGGACGGCGATGTGGTGTCGAGCCACGGGCCTCGGGGCTACAATGTGGACTCCATGCGTAAGCGCGAGTACCGACATGACGATTTTAACACGCAGAGCGTACCCGACATGACCGACAAGACATACACGAAGGACGAGGTGCTAGACATCATCGCCAAGATACTGTCGGTGCTGGGGGATAGCGACCATCCCGAGAACCGCTTGCAGGCGACCTGCATCAAGTTGGCGGTCGGGATGCCGGGACAGCCGAACATGACGGCCTTGGCAAAGGAACACGATCTGACGCGCGCGGCTGTCAGCCTGCGGGTCAAGACCATCCAGCGGAAACTCGGGTTGCCGCCCTCGGTCTACATGAAGTCCGAATACGCTTGTGCGAGGCTGAAGAAGAAGAAATGAGCGTCATCTACACGGGAGTCCCCGGCTGGGACATTGATTGCGGCGACTTGTCCGAGGACATCTACCCGGGCGATTATGTCTGCACCATCGACATGGAGGTAATCCAGCGGAAGTCCGACAAGTTGCCCGAGGTCGGAGGAACGATTAAGTACCAAGACGAGTTCCTTGAGATTGTCTCCGTCCAGAGCGATGAGAAGTTCTTTACCTCACGCAAAACTTGGTCCCGTTCACGCGCCATGTGGGTGCGTAGCAAATACCGCCGTGTCAAACTAGAGTGCCAGCGAAAGATTAAGTACCATATGACCCGCACATGAGCGAACGCCCACGACCCATCGACATCGCCGGACGGCTTGGCATCTCAAAGCAACTGGTCAATGCTTACATCACGCAAGGGATGCCCATCGACTCCATCGAGGCGGCGGAGTCTTGGGTCATGTCGAGGCGCGCCGTCCGTGGCGGCTCGCAGGCCGGGGTCACCAGCGACAGGGACTTCAACGAGACTGTCGAGCGTCAGCGCGAACTGAAGGCTCTGGCCCACCGCAAGTACCTAGACGACCTCGCCAACGACTCGCCCGATGCCAGCAAGTCGTACTCGACCTACGACAAACTGGTAAAGACGCTCATCACGATGGAGAAGGAACTCCACGCGCGCCAGATCGCCAGCCGTGAGTTCATCCGCACCCAGACCGCCATCGAGCGTTTCGGCAAGATACTGACGAACCTCCGCAACGAGTTGACCCAACTCGGCACCAAGGTGGCATCGAGGGCGAACCCAGACCACCCGGGGCGAGCGTTGAAGGCCATCGATGAGGAAATTACCCGCATCCTATCCCGTGTGAGCGAGGCGGTGGCGGAGTCCGAGGAGGAGGTCAAGATGCCAGAAGCCGACCCTATTGAGGTTGACGGAACCACCGAGGAAGTAGATGATACGGAAGAATGAGTTATTTCGATCCACCTCCCCAAACGAAATACACCGTATTGAGCCTAGGTGCTGGCGTTCAATCGTCAGCATTGGCGTTGATGGCGGCGCGTGGAGAAATCACGCCGATGCCAGACTTCGCCGTGTTTGCCGACACACAGGCCGAACCAACGAGCGTCTACAAGTGGCTCGACTGGCTGGAGACGCAGTTGCCGTTTCCCGTGATCCGTGTGACCAAGGGTAGCCTAACGGAAAGCATCTTGAAGATTAGGGTTAAGGAAAAGTGCAAGTATTCCGAAGCACCGATCACCTACCTTCGGACAAACATTCCAGTCTACGGGCTTACACCAAGCGGAGAGGTGAAGCCTGCGTTGGGTCGTGCCTGTACTGCCGACTTCAAGATTGCACCGATTATGAAGGAAATCAGAAATCGGTGTGGCATCAAGAATGGTCAGAAAGAAGTGACAGTCACCCAATGGATCGGCATTTCATACGATGAGATGCAACGCATGAAACTTCCCGCAAATCAATGGACCCAGAACAGGTGGCCTTTGATCGAAAAGCGGATGACCCGCGCACATTGTATCGAGTGGATGAAGAAGAACGGCTATCCAGAACCCCCTCGGTCCGCCTGCTACTATTGCCCGTTCCATAGCGATGAAGAATGGCGCAGGCTGAAGAAACACGACCCAGAGCATTTCCAGAAAGCCGTGGAGTTCGACAAGACATATCGCAGGCTTCAGAATGAAAACCCGGGAGGCTTCAGGGTGGAAGTGTATCTGCACAAGTCCTGCAAGCCGCTGGATGAGGTGGATTTCGACTCCGATCCAGATTGCGGTCAGATTGACTTTGACTTCAAATCCGAGTGCGAGGGTATGTGCGGACTGTGAGCGACCAGACGGCTAACCTCTACGAGTCGCACCTTCGTGCGATGCTGGCTCCAGACCCCGATGGGGACATCGTGGACTGGCTGGAAGCCAATGTTAAGAATATGCCGGGGCCGATGCCGGGTGCGTTCCGGGTCGAGTCCACGCCGTACCTGTCGCCCATCCTGCGGGCCATGACAGACCCCGAGATACACACCATCGTGGTCTTTGGAGCAGTTCAGATGGGCAAGTCCACCCTGCTGGAACTCTGGTCGGCCTACATCGCCGCCCGCACACCCGGTCCAACCCTGCTCTTGCAGGATGTGGACTTGAACGCAAAGGACTGGCAGGCGAACCGCCTCAAGCCCATTTGGGAGGCCACGCCAGCCGCGCAAGCCAAGATGAGTCAAACGGAGAAGTCTAACTGGCATACGCACCAGTTCCAGCGATGCACGATGTGGGTGCTGGGTGCGGACAACAAGCGAAACCTGCAACGCCGTTCCATCCGCTTCCTTGGCGGGGACGAAGTGTGGTCGTGGAAGAAAGGTCACCTTGGAGAAGCCCAGCGTCGCCGCACCGCCTTCACTTGGAACGGCAAGTCCGTGTTCATCTCGCAGGGCGGGGTCGAGGGCGATGACATCACGAACCTCTGGAACACCTCCGACCGCCGTGAGTGGATGTTCCGATGCCTGTCGTGCGACACGCTCCAATCCTACGAGTGGGAGCAGTTGATCTACCCCGAGGATGCCAAGGGCGGTGGCGGCTGGGAAATCGAGAAGGTCAAGAAGGGCATCAAGTACCGCTGTAAGTCCTGCGGCCATATGCACGATGACTCCTTCGCCGTCCGGCAAGAGATGAACCTCAAGGCCGAGTATGTGCCGATGAACCCGTCCGCCCCAAAAGGCATGGTCGGTTTCCATTGGAACTCGCTCTGCGCACAATGGGGTTTGTCATGGGGCGAATTGGCGGAGGAAGCCATTAACGGTAAGCGCGCCTACGATGAACACGGTGACGAGACTGCCCGTATCGAGTTCAAGCAGAAGCGTCTAGCGGAGTCATGGGTCGAGAACCCGGACGAAGACGGCGGCGAGATTATGCCTAGCGGCTACAAGATGGCCGACCCGTGGGATGACGAGGCCGCAATGGTCGATGGCAAGTTGGTGCCTTCCCCTGTCACCGAAGAACAAAAGAAGTCCAAGCAGTTCGCTTGGCTACGCTCGCTCCATGTCGATGTGCAACGCAACGGCTACTACGCCATTGTCCGAAGTTCGTCTACCGATGGAAAGTCCCGTGGCAAGGAGTGGGCGTTCCTCGCCACCGAGGACGATCTGCGGGCCTTTCAACTCAAGC